GTGTCCTTGCCTGTCCAAAAAACTGACCCACCTTGTCTTTCTTTTGATAGTTGCACCTAGTACACGCAGCTAATAGGTTATCTGGCTCATCTGTGCCGCCTTTGCTAATTGGCTGCACATGATCGACTGTAGTCGCATTCTCTGAGCCGCAATACTGGCAACAATAGCCGTCACGTATCAATACGCGCTCACGTATCTTGCGCCAAGCTCTAGTGTTTCCACCAGCTGCTCTCGCGCTCTTAGCTGGCATTCTAGTAATAGCCCTTGATCTTATGAAACTCCCAAGCTTTACAAGGCGTTTGATATCTGCCTTTAATGTAAGCCAAAGTCCAATCAATCTGCTTGAAGCCGTCAAGTGTCTTGTACTTAACATTCCGCATTTGACCTAATCCGTAATGACTTCCGTTCTTTGCTGAAACAGACCAATTGCTTTCCTTTGTAATTAGCTTATGAAAGCACTGATATTGGCTGTCTATAAGGATTTTGCTGTGTGCGTATAGCTTCAATGCGTCCCGGTAATCGACGCCGTAGGCATAGCTGTGGCCTTGTACTGCGCTGAGAATTACTGAAATCAGCACCGTTTTTTTTATTTTTGTTTTGACTCTGAAACTGAAAGAGTCATAATCATTCTGTCTGGAAGTCATAAAATCTCCTCCGACTTGTATGCTCCAGCGTACACCACCGAGTCAAGTAGGCCAGAGTTATCCACAGGTTTTGAGCATAAGCTTGGGCGTGTTGTCCACAGGTTATCCACAGGCCTATTCATCACGCACCAAAGCTTCATCTACGATCTTGACTCCAAATGTGCCACAACCGCTGCACTGGCTGAACCACTCATGAAGCGTTAGCTCTGAGCCCTTAGATAACAAATGCAGTCGCCTGCCGTCACCGTAGAGCTTTGCGCAGATCGAGCAATCAAATGTGAGTTGACGCATAAGAGCTCCTAACTAGATCACCAATTGGCGCTAAGTGTTCCTGATTGACCCACCAGCTTTCCTGTGTGCCATTTTTAAAATGCTTTTGCATAGCGTCTTTTACTGGCAACCAGCCAACAATGTAATACTCAGGCGATCGACCGACCACAAGTACTGCAATGTCTTGCACACGTTCATTTGGATACACAATTAGCGATCCGTTTATATAGCTAGTCCATTTGACCTCAAGGCCTTTTCCTACGTCAGCCTCTCGCTTGCCCTTTGAGACGTTTATGTCGTAGTCAAGACCAAAGTACCGGGCGACAACCATTTCAGCGCCAAGTGACTCCGCGTATTCTGTAACGCGTTCATGGTTATTTAACTTTTTGTTATAGCGCTGGATTGTGCTCAAATCATCTAGAGAAAACACGACTTGAGTTGCTCGATTGTGTATAGCCCATTCCTCGGCCTCTGTAATTTTCATTTTAATGTTCACTTTTGACACGCCAAGCAAATCCATAACATGCCTTGATCATCACGTCCGCCTAGCTTTGAGGCATAGTGTTGACCTTTGTCGCACCACTCGATTGCTGGCGGCGTCACTTCATCACGCAGCTCTGAGCCGTCTTTGTCAATACGTAAGCGCTTACCTGTTTTTATGTCAATGATCTCAAAGTCGCCCATGGCTACACCTGCGGCTTCCATTGGCCGTCTGAGCCCAGTACAAACCAACGCGGTGAGCATTGTTTAGCCTTGTTTTTCTCAGCGCACATGTAACCGCCCCAAGCTTTGCCAGCCTTATCGCCAGAGCGCCAGATCATGTGTCCATGAGGACAGATTGGCGCAGCTGCTACTTGTACGCCGCCAAGCTGAGATTTAATTGCCTCGATCGCAGCTGAGGCTGGCACTAGATCCTCACTGATTGAAGTAGCCCAGAGATCGACGTCCTCGGCGCTTTGCTTAACCATTTGCACGTCAATGTTTTCGGCCTGACGCATGTTCTCCTGAGTCGGCCTTGTATCTGTTCCCAAGACCAGCCCGGCGCAGCGGCCAATTGCGGAAGTCACTGTGTCCTCAACAAACCATTTTTTCATGTTCACGTTATACGTTGCGACGTTGCCGAATGCGTAGTCAATACCAGCTGGCTGATCGTCCTCATATTTTTTATATATTCGGCATTCAACCAAGATGTAACCTTGCTTAATATCTACGTCAATGATTGACGTGTGGATTTTGCCATTTGGATAAGTAGCCCAAAAGCGTTTAATGCGCTCGGCCACACCTTCGTAATTGTCAAGAAAGCCGCTCATTTTCTGGCCGCCCGTCCGCCTGCAATTTTGCCTCTTACGTAGCCGACTCTGTTGCCTTCTTTGAGTCCAATTGTGTAACCAACCACAAATCCTGCAAAGACTCCCAGTAGTAGCCACATGGCCACTTCTCCTATTGTGTACATTTTGCTCCCGTTTCAGGAAGCTACTGCACTTCGCTCCCTGTTAAAAGAATGAAGCAAAGATCTGACAAGGTCAAGGATTAGGCGTAGTTTTGGGCGTGTCGCTAGGCGTTTTGTCCTTGAGGCCGTTAGAGGCAAGTACGCCGCCAAGTGATCCAGTCAAGAAAATGGCCAGCGTTTTCAGCAAGTCAATAAAAGCTGCGTCGTTAGGAGCTTGAGCCGATACTGGCTGAGTTACAAAAATTAAAGCATAGGTAATCCCTAGCGTAACAATTAAAAAAACTATCGAAAGAGTCATGCCAATGAACAAAATTAACCGAGCTTTAATGTCCTCTGGCGATAAACGCTTTTGGTTTCTACGGTGATTTTGGTTGTGGTTTAACAATGTCTCCAAGTAAGTCCTCTGTGCAGACACCTTGCGCTTCGCACCTTGGTCGTTGACATTCATCATTCTCCCAATTTTCAAATTCTTGGCATGGATAGCGTGTGTAGCCTTGATAACCACAAGCAGACAGCGCAAGCAAAAGGCACAATGCCAGCGCTGCCGCTTGCAATTTTAAGATCACTTGCGGCCATAAACCGTATCTTTAGGATTTAGCCAACGCATAAGTACCGGCACGACAGCCGCAAGACCAGCCGACAAAATAGCTTTAGGATCTGTCACACCAGCCATATAAACGGCCAAACTTGCTGCAATAAATGATCGAGCGTAGCTCGCCACCATAGGTTTTAACTCTTTCATTTTTTCTCCTTGACAGCCGTTTTCGGCAGCTGTACTAGAGGAAATTCTCCAGCATATTCGGCAAATTTTGGTCTACCGAAACCAACAATCTCTCTGCCTAAAAATCGCTGTTTGATCATAACCATGCCGCCATTGCGCTGATCGCCAGTGCCAGAGGTATTGCCCTCAACGCAAAAAACACTTATTTTGCCAACCTTGACCACAATTCCAATGTGGCTTATTCGGTCGACACCGTCGTGTGGAAAGTCCATGAAGCATAGATCGCCCAGCTTTGGAACTGTGTGCCAGCGTCCTAAATCTTTCATTTTTTGAGCCCCGGCAGCTGTGCTCACCATGTTTGAAATCTTGACACCAGCTTCATTCGCGCACCAATTGACAAAAGATCCGCACCAAGGCAAGCCGTCGGCTTTTGTAAATTTGCCGTATTTTGTAAGGTTGTCGCCTTCCTCGATTGTGCCAACCTCAGCAAGCGCGGCTGCAATTAGAGCTGCGGCTGTGCCTTGCGGATAAATCACTGAACTAACAAAGCCGCTTCATCGGCTGTTATACCTAAACGCTCAAGTAGTGCAGCCTTTTTCTCTGCTTTTGATTTTTCTTGTGCAGCGTGCAAGGCATCATAAGCCGCAAAACCATCGTCAAATTGTTTTTTAGTTAATGGAGTAACGCCCTCGTCATAAAAAATTGAATCGAAATCGTTATTTTGAACAGCCCAACCACCGGAAGGGATAAGCATTGTTAATACATCTGAAGCTGTTGCCATTTTATGCACCTATTTCTAAGAGTGTCATCGTACTAAACTCTCCACCAATGTTGACCGATACTGAAGCATTGTTATTTGTTGAGGAAATTTGAGTCTTATATGTTGTTGCGCTTGTTGTTGCCGGCTCATCTAAATATGTTGCCGAAGCGCTTGCCACATAATTATACATTGCAGTCCCAGTAAAGGCAGAAGCCCCAGCAAAAGTAAGTATTGATGTCGCTCCTCGAAGAAGTTTTACGGTCATTCCAGTTTGAGTATTGGCATTGTTTTTACTTATTCCGTTTTGGCTTACAAGAACCAAAATCTTGCTAGTTGCCAATGTTGGAGTTATTGTCGCAGTCAATCCACTATCTACAAAGCTAGTTGTAGAGGAAGCTGTTAGTGATGAATCTGAAACGGAAACAACCTGTAAGACTTTACCGCCGCCGCCGCCAGCAGCCCATTTAAGACCGGTTGCAGCTGTTGAATCGGCTGTCAAT